ACCAATATGTCGCAGACATTAAACTTGAGCAATACGATGATGAACAAAATGTAATATATTCATGCAAATTCATTGATGCTTATCCCGTGCTGGTTGCTCCTCTTGCTCTTGATTGGTCAAGCACAAATACAGTTCATAATCTAACTGTAACATTTGCCTATCGCAAATGGCACATTATATAGGAATTAAAGAACCCTATAAACCCTTGATAATAAATAACATGTAAAATAATGGAGATAATAAATCATGGCACTACCCAAAATTAATGTACCCACATTTGAAATGACGATTCCCTCAACAGAACAAAAGGTCACTTATCGACCATTTCTGGTGAAGGAAGAAAAAATATTGTTGATGGCGCTAGAAGGCAAAGACGAGACGGAAACTGCGCGGGCCCTAAAACAGATTATCAGTAATTGTTGTATTGATGATATTGATATAGATAAATTAGCCCCCTTTGATTTGGAATATTTTTTTCTGTTATTGAGAGCAAAATCTATTGGCGAAACAATTGAACTGACCTATAAATGCCAGAACAAAAAAGGAAAAACAAACTGCGACAATGTGATTAAATTTTCAGTCGATATTGACGCTGTAGCGGTGACGAAAAATCCTAAGCACACCAACAAAATTGATATAACAGACACCATTGGTATTATGATGAAATATCCTGCTCTCGAAACAATAGTAAACACAAATTTCGATACTGAAAATGTTGATGATATATTAGATGTTATTATAAATTGTATGGAATCTATCTTTGATAATGATAGCGTTTATAAAATGAGAGATACAGACAGGTCGGAAACAAAAGAGTTTCTGGAAGGATTAACACAAACCCAATTCATTAAAATTAGGGAGTTCTTTAATACAATGCCTAAGGTGGCATATAAAGAAACCATAGAATGTGATAAATGCAAAAAAGGCAATGAAATAGAAATCGAAGGAATGCAGAATTTTTTTCGCTAGGGCTCAGTCACGAAACATTGATTAATTACTATCGAGTTAATTTTTCATTGATGCAGCATCACAAATATAGCCTGACTGAGCTGGAAGAAATGATACCTTGGGAAAGAGAAATTTACATTACATTATTGATGGAGTGGATTAAAGAAGAAAACGAACGAATAGAGAATCAAAAGAGAAGTAGATAAATGGCGTTACCAACACCAGGCAGTACCGTAGACGCAGGTAAGGGATTCATACAAGAAATAATGGGCCCTGCACTAGAGCCCCTAAAGGCTGCTGGTTCTGCGTTAGGAAACCCCCTACAAACACTAAATGCTCCTCCGGTGGTTATGGCTGCGGCCGCAGCTATGGGGACTATGTTTGGTGGCAGGGATGACAACCCGGACGAAAAACTTAAAAGGTCTGCGGAAGATCTTACCGAATCTTCTGAGGAATTGGATGCATCGGCCAAAAGTTTGAAAGAAGAGTCCGTGTCTTCGGGTACTTTGGGTGATATGCTTGTACTTGGTCTTGAAAATCTAGAAACTATTTTAGCAGATATTCGTGATTCCGTTTTTGGTTTAAATAAAAATCGCAAAAAGGAAGATCCTACCTCCAACCTAAAGGCAATCGAAGCCCGACGAGAAGCAGCCATAAACGCAAAAAAGAAGACAGCGGCGCCAGGAAAAGAAGCAGAAGGAGTAGAGAAAGTAGAAGAAGAGAGCCAGGAACTCCTATCGACATGGGGTGATTTTGGGTTCACACTCTTCGCTATAAAGAACACATGGAAAGGTATCGCAAAGGGCTTTGGCTTGATTGGATCATTTTTTGCTGGTATAAAATACTTTTTTGGTGAACTTCGGGCGTTTGCTAGTCTAAGCATGGCAGAAGGATGGTGGGCCACATTTAAGACTACTAAAATATTTACGAAAATAGGAAATTTTTTTACTGGTGTTAAAACGTTTTTTACTTCAATAGGAAAATTTGGTGCAAAGTGGGGCGCAAACTTATTAAAATTTGGAAAACTTCTAAAAACAATTCCTGGGCTGGGATGGATTCTTCTCGGAATAGAAGCCCTTTATTTTGCCATAACAGGCTTCATTGAGGGATGGAAAGCAGACGGACTCATAGGTGGCATAAAGGGCGCACTTACTAATATTGTCGGTGGTATAGTTGATGGTTTATTAAACCTCATTAAAGATATAGTTTCATGGGTAGCAGGATTTATAGGTTTCGATGATGTTGAAGCCACCTTAGATTCATGGGAATTTGACTTCGCTGGTTTGACTGGAAACATATTCGACGGGCTCCTCGCATTGTTTGGTTATATAACCAAAATAGTTGATTATATCCTGCATCCCTTCAATGCAGTACAAGACCTCATAAAGGGAGAGGGGCTATTTACTAATTTTGATATTAGTGGAAAATTAAGTGATGTTGTTCAGGACATTAAAGATTGGTTTACAGATATTCCTGACGCGATACTAGATATGGTAATATCTCTTGCAGACACCCTACCCTTCGGATTGGGAAAAAGGTTATTGAATTTTGTGGGCATTGATGCAGGCGAACACGAAGAAGCCAAGGAAGAAAAGACACAAAGAAGGGCAGCAAAGGATGTGGAGCCAGGGGCAGGAGGCGAAGAAGAAGAATCTATAAGCAGACTTAATACACAACATACGAAGATTGGAGGTACCGGTCGTCAAGGCACTTTTGGTTGGAATGTTTTATTAGATGAGCAAATGAAAGAAGTCCTTGTTGAAAAAGAAAATAAAGTAGGCGAAGCTGAAACTCAACTATCCGAAAATAAAAAACAAATAGCCACATTAAATACCCTGTTCGGCAACCAGTTTGACCCGGGCGCCGCCCAATCAATTCCACAGCTTGAGAGCGAAATTGAAAGTGGAGAGCGGGACGCACGAAAAAATCCGGTCTTCCTTAAGCCCGGAGAGCTAGAAGAAATAAACGAAAAACTAGACAATGATAGAAAAACATTGAAAGCGATGAAGCGTGTAGAACAGGATTTAATGAAAGACCAAAGATTGTTTATAAAAGAAAAAACAATAGCAGAAGAAGAAAAGTATGTGCTACTTGATAATTTTCAAGCCGACACAGAAAAACAAAATGAATTACAATCCGTAGTGGATGCCCGGAATAATAAGCAGCAAGCTGAGGAAGGAAAGAAAGCCAAAGCCGTTCCTGCAAAGAAGCCAGAGGCCTCCGGATTGTCTGAACTGGACCAGGCCCTTATTGATGGAGACGACGAAAAGGCAATAGAATTAGATCCCAGATTAAAAAAGCGAAGCATACGAAGTGCCGCGCGGCGTAAGGCAAACTTGAAGGCCAAAGTTGGTGTCTCACCAGAAACCAAGCCAGAGGCCTCCGGATTGACTGGTGAAGATGTCGGAACGCACGCATTAGAATACATTCAAAAGGTAACTGGTCAATCTAAACTAACACAAACAGACCTTGATAAAATGACCAAATTAGGAATGGTTACTATTAGCCCAGGAGGCATCACAGCAAACTTCAATAAAATTCGAGGTGGAGCTTATATACTATCTCCAAAAACAGCAGCCAAATTTAAATCTAAATGGTCGGGCATGGATTCATTAACAGACCCCGAAGCCACAAAATGGTTAAATCAAAATGCAGAATTTGTTTTCACCAAAGCCACACAAAAACCAAAACCAATTCCTGTAAAGAAGCCACAAGCCTCCGGATTGACTGGTGCCTCACCAGAAACCAAGCCACAAGCCTCCGGATTGACTGGCGCTGCAACCGACGACAAAAGTTGGTTTGAATCAGGTTCGGATTGGGTTAAATCATTATTTGGCGGGCCGAAAGATGTGGAGCCAGAGCAGGCCGGCGTGCCGTAGGCCGGCGTGCCGCAGGCCGACGACAATGATGATTACACAGTTGATAGGGAGGGGGGTAAAGAATGGACCGATCCTAGCAATCTTCTCGGCCGACTAGCCGAAGGCTATGAGTGGATGGGAAGTGCAACCCGCAGAAGACGAACAAGAATGGACAAAATATTTTATAAGAAGAAATTTGGTGACCCACCCACAGGAGTTATTCCACTCGGACCAGACAAAAAATGGAAAGTTAAAGGTATTGAAGGAAAAGGCTTTAAAGACTTCCATAAAAGAATTATGTTAAATAAAGAACATGAACAGGTAAGTGCGGCTATGCCAGCGGCTATGCCAGCGGCTATGCCAGGGAAAGGACAAAACAGCTCTGAACTGAACCAGGCCCTTAAAGTCCAAGGGCGCGCAGAAGGTATTGGTACAGTTGCTAAAGTAGTCAACGAATCGGCACTACAGGCGTCAGAAAGAACAGCCGCATCAGAAAGTGGAGGAGCAACAGTTGTTAATGCGCCTAGCAATTCAACACAAATCAACAATGAATCGACGCAGATGATGATTGCTGCTCCAAAGGCCATCGTCAGAGGTGATAGCAACCTCGAAGGCACATCTTTACGGCCCGCATAAAAAAAGGGGAAGAGTTTTAACACTCTCCCCCTCAATCTAAAGACCTATAATCTACGCCTCGTCAGCGAGCTTGCTGAAGTACGACAGGGTGTCATCTTCATCTCCAGCATCGGCCGCAGCAGTCGGCATTGAACGCGCATCTGTCCGATGCCGTGGCGCAGAGGAAGCACCATCATCAAAAGAAGTCTGATCTCCTGCACCCAGATCAAGAACTACAGCCAGACGAGTTGCCAACTCTTCATATGTCTTGAAGTGCTTAGGATCAAGAAAGTCCTGAACTGAATATTCTTGATTCCAAATCTTCTCCATTTCTGCATCATCTTCAGAAACCGCAGAAGGAGAATCAAACTCCGACTTATCATAATTACGATAATCGTTCAGCTGGCGGGCACGCAACTTAAAGTTAGCCCCCTCCCAAAGATCAAATGGATTCACCGGAGTCTCGTCATCAAACTCAGGTACCATCGAATCCTTGATCTTATCAAAAATCTTTTTGCCGAACTTGAACAAGAAGGTCTTGCCATCATTATCAGAATTAGCCGAATCACTCACTACCAGAATATTAGCATAATAAGAAAGTCGTCGCTTCTGATCTCGGGCGATATTCTTGTTCGACTCAGTACCAGTATTCCACAACTTTGAGTTATGCTCAGAAACAGGATCCTTCTTCCCAAGAGTCGTCAGAGAGTTTTCAATGTACCACCCACCAGGACCTTTAAACCCATGATCCCACGTTCGGACCCACGGAACATCTTCTCCCTGCGGAGCTGGAAGAAAACGAATAACTGCGTGGCCGTTACCCGCCTTATCAACAGTCAACTTCCAGAAACGGTCGTCTGCGCCATCATTACCATTTTTTTTCTTATTATTAGTATCCAGCTTTTCCATCGCATCGTTAAGGTTGGAAAGATCTGTCTTGCGTGCTTTCTTTAGTGCTGCAAATGACATTTTGTATTATACCTCGTATATTTCGTTGTATTGTATATCAACTACGCAACGTGCATAGTATCAATAATATATAGCATGATTATTCATTATCACCAGAGCTTTTTTTGACAGAATCTAAAATGGAATCTAACCGCGCAATAAACTCCTTGACAAGAGCCTGGGTAGACTCAACCTCTGTTAATGTTTCGGTAATCAATCCCCGAAGCCTCTGATTCTCTTCCAACAAATCCCTATGTGGGTCTGTCGAATCGGCCGCATTCCAAAATCTTGATAATTTCATTCCTCTATTCCTTCCATTATTTTACTAGTTTCTAGGAGCATACACCTGTAGTATTGCCCGTCGAAACTTCACATCAAGTGCATCTGAATCAAATGACACAAAGGGGCGATACCGTTGGCAAAACATATAGGTGTCAGGCCAAATAATAGTGTCGTCAATTTCTTTGTTCCACCTATCAAAGCACCCCATAAGTATATCAAATCCTATCAAAGTTTCAATAGCAATTGTAGAATTGGTATACAAATCTAGCAGAAATGGATGCTGCCCGTCATTGCATTTTAACAGAGACGAAAGGTCACCTTCTGAATGAGCCTCTTCAATTCTGGCCACATCTTGTATAAGATTATAAGTCAAAGATTCTTGGTGGTTCTTCCATCCACTATATACAGACTCAGCGGTAGGACCAAGCAACTCGCGAATCCATGCCTTAGGATTAATGGATAAATTCGCCGCAAAATAATTCCGCAAGTCTTCGGGCTTTCCGTTAAATTTGCGAGCTAACTTTTCATAGAAGAATCGGTCCTTGCGTGTATGGAAGTTCGATGCATTGACCCGAACCTTTCCGTTGTATTTGAAATAGTCATAGCCGTTGTCAGAAAAGTGCTGCTTGACTGCAAGATATGATTGATAAACGTCCAGGGCTTTCATGCCGTGTCTCCCAACGGAAGCAATTCGGGTGCGTATGTCTGGATAATCGCTCTCATTGTCTGTTTACCATATCGGTCAATACCACGATAGGCCAATACTTCTGGGCTAGTATTAAAAATTGAATCGTGCAGCCCAGTAGACAACTCTCGGTCTTGAAGTATAGTACGCAAACTATTCAAATAAGTTCGGATGGTAAAAAGAATATCTCCAGATCGGAGCATCATCATAGTCTGCCGCTCGACTCGCACAAAAATATTATTAGCGATTGAATCACCCAGTATATATTTCCTTCGGCGAGTGGGGCTAGGCTGATGCAGTTCCATGTCGTCAGTCAGAGTCCAATTGAATCGCTCGACTGGTTTCTCTGTTTCCAGAGCATCTAGCTTGGAAGTAATCACTTCATTTATTGCGGAGTTGAGCTGAGGAACAGGACCATGGATCATGTCCAAAGGCTTACCCATCTTCTCTTTGAGTGACCAATAAGAAGGAAAGCAAACAGCAGCAGCACGAAGATTCCATCCATCCTCTCGCCGGCGAAGAATGCACAAGTCTTCTTGAACCAACTTGGCCAGTTCCTCTAGACCATATTTGGCATTGCTTCCCCAAACATTAATCTCCACACCAGGGCCACCAAAAAAATTACGATAACGATGTTTATGCTCATCAACGGGCCCGTTGTGTTTGATTCGTTCAAAAAAAGAATCCGGATGTTTCCAAGGGACATTATCCCAATTAGGATTATTTGCAGCGTAACCATGCCCATGCTCCATATCAACAATACCCATATAACCCAACGACGATAGTTCGCGATGAGTTTTGGTAATCTTTTTCTTGTTAATATCTTGATATACCACATCACGACAATTATCAAAAAGCCAGTGCTTCTTGTTCATATAATAAGGCCAAAACTTGTCGATGTCAAAAATAACATCTTCAGGCTCTTTATTGTAGGGTGTGTCGATGGGCTTCATACCAACATCAAGCTGCCCCTTACCATCTCGGTAGGGGGCATACTTGGGGGCATCAAGCGAAGAGAATGGTTTATCATCTCTTCCGCGCAAATTACGCAGATCGCGCAAAGTAAATTTTGAAATCATAGAGGGAGTTTAGCACACCTTTGCATCAAATTCAAGTCTTGGGCCTCAGCTTCTAACTTTTCTTTAATATTTTTATTAATAAGTCTGGCCGCAGACTCAACCTCTAGTCCTATTAATTCAGAACACATGATGATTGCGTCCATATACGGCATGGGCTTAGCTTGAACTAAGTCTTCCACTCTCTTAGAAAACACCTTCTTGTCTAACACTATATCCATTGTTCACCTATAAAAAATATGATTGTCAATTTTAGCGACCCTTTCCATTTTATTTGCCCAACTTGGGCTAACATAGTCTGCATGATAATACTGAACTGAAACATCATCAAACAATCCCGAAGCCTTGCCACAGCCACACAACACTTCCTTGGCTGCTCGAATAGAATCCTTCCACGCAGGACCATCAAACGGAACATCTGAATTTCCCTCGGAGTACCAAGAGAATTGTCTGTGTTGCGTTATCACACCGCAAATAGTATCTGGGTATCGTTCATTATTTACACGATTCATTACAACAGACCCAACGGCAACCTTTCCGTAATAAGATTGATTGCCTGCTTCAAAATAAATCGTTCTCGAAAGGCAATCAAACTCATCATTTGAAATAGGAGCAGAGGGTGGGTCTGGAATAACAGCAACATCAGGAACATTTCTAATAGCAGTAATGTTCGGTTTCTTTTTAGATGGAGCATCAAGATAACTAATTATATGGGAATGAAAAACTGTCTTAGATTGACTCCCCACCATAAACCCAGAAATAAACGCACCTGCAAACAAAATCAATATGGTGGATGTAATACCAAAATAATTCAGTGGTGTCATATACAATTCTCCGATATGTAGGCCAAGATAACTATAGGAACAAGAATCCTAATTAGAGGGTCACGAGAAACGACAAGCAGTAAATCACATATTTCTTTTAAACTCATTAATTGCTCTCGCCAAAGAAGGCAACCATTTGGACACCTTTCCTCTAAAAATTTGGGGGCTATCGCCATCAACCATAATGGCTACTACAACGTCTTTAATGGGGAACTTAGTCATCTCGTAATACATAGCTGCATATCCAGCGCATTGCATGAAATAATCATCAATCCATTCAAGTTTCTTGGGGCGCGATGAAGTCTTGAAGTCAATGATGGACGGAACCCCGTCCCACTCGGCAATCAGATCGACGCGACCGGCAACACCTAGATGGTCAGAGTATAATGCAAGTTCTTGCCCGTATATATTGCCTACACTTTGAGTCAAGACGGGTTTTAATGAACTAAACATTTCCACAGAATCAGGCATGGCGCCGTTAAGGTATTCCTTTTCATTATTCAAAAAATCTTCACAAATCTGATGAACAGCAGTACCTCGTGTCGAAGCCTTTTGTGAAATCTTACTCGCCTCATCTTCCCCCACACGAGAACGCCACTTCTCTAAAATCTTTATCTTCTCGGGGTTTGCACCAAGAACCGATGTGATGGAAGGATACTTATTACCTTCGGGTGTAACATAAAACCGTCTAGTATTTTCGTATATGGTATTCAATTTCCCGGCAGGTAATTCGACGGGAGCATTATGTAGAAACATCAATCAAATCCTTTTTTGCGACGACCTTGCGAAAGTTTTTCGTGGATTTTGCTGCGAGGATTATTATCACTAATTCTAGTCAACACTTCTTTAAATTCGCTACTAGGTTTTGTGATACCAAGGCGAACCGAATCGCCGATAGTAATTCCCATAATAACCTGAACAACTTCACCTTTGCATTCATCACAAGGCGTTTCTGTAGGAATAGCTCTTTCGGATATTCTAAAAGAATCCTCAAAAAAATTCTTACACGACTTACATTCATATGAATATAGTGGCATATTTTATACTAGAATACAGGAACTAATCCAACGAACAGATTACGATCTTCAACGCCATCAAAAAATGCTCGGATAGCCTGTTGCTTTGTGGTAAACTTCGCAGCATCAAACTCACACGGATCTTTTAGATCAGGCGACGAAATAATAGTAAACAGTCGATCCACGACCTTACTCTTTGTAGAGCTGGCAAAAATATCTCGGGCAACTCCTTGATCCGAACAGAAAAAGAAACATCACAGACCCAAACAGTAGTCAAAGACTCTGCCTCTTCGTCTTCAAAGGCTTTCCAAAAGTCTTCGCCAGTAGCTTCTGGTGCAATTTCTTCAGCATCCTCTGCGGAATCACTAAACACATCAACCTTCTCCGAATCACTTACCGCTTCTGTTGTATTCACTTCTGCGGCATCAACCACAGATTCACTATTAGACATCAATCAAACTCCTTATTTTAGATTCTTTCAGCCGCTACCCTTTACCATAAAGGGGCTGCACAATATTTTACCAGCCTCGGCGAGAATGCCAACGCAAATAACTCTGAGTAGCAGAGTTCATACAAAATTCCTGTATGTGAAACTCCGCATAATTGCAATGAGAATATATACCACCAGCTGGCATATTATAGGCAGCTCGCCGGACTGGACGATAGGCGGGCCGGCGAGCTGGACGATACGCTGCGCGCGGCCTATACTGGGGGGACAAAATAGCACGACCCACATTAAAAGTCTCCAAGGCCAACAAACGACCAACTTGATCCTCAAATCCATTCTTTAGATCATTGTTTGCACCAGCCGGCAAAGCAACAAAACAGACACAAGCAAATGCCGCAATTGCAGCAATAGTTCGTACTGGGCGATTATAATTCATGGTTAACACTCCTTAGTTGGGTTCTTTATTTGAACCGTTAGAATAACCATCTTTATACCAGCCGGCGCCCT